CCCAAAGCTTTCTGTTCTTTAGGGAGAGCTTCGTTACATGTATCAATGTTAATCATGTAAGGCTCACCTGTCTCTGCTCTAGCATTAATCATCTGCCACCATAGGTCTCTAGCACTAACAACCTTAACAGCTTCATGTGTCTTAGGGTCTATCAGTCTCCAGTCTCCATCAACTTCAACAGCCTGTAAAAATTCATTGGTGAGGTTAATACCGTTGTGTAAGTTTAAACACTTCCTATTAATATCTCCACCAGATTCTTTACGCATGTTAATAAATTCTTCAATCTCTGGATGGCTGATGTCCATGTATGCGGCATACGAACCTCGTCTTGTTACGCCTTGATTGAAGGCTAACATCTGAGAATCAACTACATGCATGAAAGGAATAGAACCAGTAGACTTACTGCCGTGAGCAGTAGGTATACCGTTACTCCTAATGTCTCCCCAATATCCACCAATACCTCCACCTGAACTCGCCAACCATATGTTCTCATCAAAATGGTCTGATAAACCACCCCGACTGTCAGGAACATAATTGAGGAAACAGCTAATAGGAAGCCCACGACTAGTTCCCCCGTTGCTAAGTATAGGAGTGCTAAACATGAACCAACAAGCGGAGCTGTAGTGGTAAAGCCGTTGAGCCAATTCAAAATTTGTGACCCCTTTGTACGTGGCTCCAAAGATGGAGGCTCTTGCGAACGCTTCTTGTGCATGTGTTTCATTCTCCCATAAGTATCTATCCTTGAGTGTATCAAGACTAAATTTATCTAAGTTTTTTTCGTTGCTGTAATTAATTTTAATACCAAGGTATTCCTTAATACCAACTTTATCTTCAACCATTATGTGTTCTCCTGGTTATGTATGTCTAACATTATAACAGTATAATGTAGAATTTTTAATAAATCATTTCTATTTTTACCATCTTTATTTCCATAGCGTTTAGCGTACTTCATAATGTTACCCATCGCAAAGCCCTCACCGTGTCCCGAATCAATAATAACATCGGTAGCTTGATATTTATCGGATGCATAATGCTCACTGTACGTACCATCAATGTATGCTTTAAGTTCTTGTAAGCTTTTGTCTTCATTAAATTTATAGTTCATTGTTTCTCCAGTCATCAGGTAAAGTATCTTCACTGTACCATGTAAAATTATTTGTCTCTGCCCATTCAGCATGAGTTCTTTTTGTGCCGTCTTTTCTTACAGTAGCTCCCGGCATAGGGGCGTAAGGTTTTTGAAACAAAAAGACTAACTCCATGTAGTCCTTGTTTAAAACTTTTCTAATATGTATGTACTTACTGTACTCAGCGTGGTCCCAGAATCTACCCTTTGCTTCAAGTAAAATTGTTTTACCATTTATCTTCTTTACAAAGTCAGGTTCGTATTTATGTTGTATGACATATTCTATTCTATCCCAATGATGTTTCCAGTCTTTCAGAATGGTTTGATGAATGTCATACTCCCATGTACTGTCATACCCTTTAGGTACTCCAGTCTTTTTAGGTCTTGGTTTTCTAGGTACTCGTTTCAATGTAACACTCTAGTATTTCTAACCGTAACTTCACAGTTTAAAATTAAAGCCAACATCTCAAGAGATTCAGTATCTATATTATCAAGAGACTCATTCTCTTCTTGTAACACTTTACCTAATTTAATTATTGCATTTTCTAAATCAGTTTTCATTAGTCAAGTCCTCGACAGTTATATCGTTTATAGTTTTATGTTTAAGTAATTTTTTAATTTTTTTATTAATCCACTTTAAAGAAAAAGCAGACAACATTAATTTACCATTAGTATAAATATGAGTATCTTTAGGAACTAAATTATATGCTTGTTCCATTGTAAGTTTCTTTGCTTCTTCTTCTGATACCAGAGTTTTTACCCAGTCAATTAAAAGAACTAAAGATTTTTTTCTTATAAGTTTTGTTTGTCTTCCGTTCATAGTACCTCCTGTACATTAGGAATTTTCTTTATAGTTGTAAAGTATACAGGACCTGTTGAGTATTGAAACCCTCTTAGCCCTTGTCCATCGTTTGAATCTTTGTGACATTCAAACTTATAAGGACACCAAGTACAACCTCTAGCTAACTTCATGTTACCTGCTTTGCCTTCTGGTATAGGTTCATAACAAAACTCAGGTGGTTTCTTTTTCTTAACAATAGACTTAATAGATTTAATACGTTCTTTAATATTAGGTTTGTCTAATTCTTCTGGCTTAAACAAAGTTAGTTCTCCTGTCTCTTTATTTAAAACTAAAAACCCACCGTTGTTTGTACCTTCTGCTTCTTCATACCCTGCAAGTTGTGCCAAGTATCCAAAGTTATCTTGCTCTGCTAGTGTCCCGTCTTTGAATTTCTTAAACGCAAAACCAGAAGCTGTCTTTACATCTACTACTTCACCATCAATCTTACAATCCATATGACCCTTGATTCCACTAACAGAAATTTCTTTTTGTTCAGAGTCAATCTTATGCCCGGACATTTTAACAAAGAATAAAACTAACACTTCAAGTAAGTGTCCGTATAAAAATTTAATCATAGTACTAGATTCTAATTCTCTAGCAGAAACGTTTTTAGAATTCATATCATACCACAGCTGACGAGAAGGCTTCCCGATGTTAGACATTCTTAATGTATTAACATTAGCTTTGTCTGCACCACGAGGAGTAGCCCAATGTTTTAAAGCACTAGCCATGTCTTCACCAAAGACTTTTAAATCCTGGTCGGTTAGTTTAATATCCTTACCTTTAGTTAAGGTAGATATAGTAGAGTAAATATCATCTACTAATGTATCTAGGTTTTTATTTTTTGGCATCTTCAAACTCCTTGAATGCTTTAATTACATCTGATGAAAAAAGCTTTTGTAAATTAACTAAATACATTTGACTTGCATTGTGGTCTCCACCGGATACAGTTTTAAATGTATCAAGCTTATCAACAATAGTTCTAAGAACATCTGTTTTAAACACAAGGGTGCAGTACTCGTTGTCTCCGATACAAAGATTGTGAAACCAATAGTCTGACTCAGTAGCTTTAATACCAGAAGGTTTACCATAGCTTTGATATTCAATAGCTATGTTTCCTGTCTTCATCCACATACCACGTTCTGATTTAACTTCTATCTTTTTATCTTGTAACATTGCTGCTACTTTATCTTCTCTAACTGTACCATACTTCAAGTCTAGGTCAAACTTCTTTCTGTTTTCTTTTGTTGGTTTCATAATTTTTTATTTAAGTTAATAGTACGTTACTCTGTGTAAATTAGAAATTAATTTACTTTGAGGGCTTTCATAGTTAAGAATATTTTTAACAGTAACTTCTACATCTTTATGGTTATCTATTATTTTTTTTGCTTTAGTTAAATCTATTTTAAACCACTCACTAGATTGTTCTTCACTAGCTTGATTTAACTTACTCAATAAAAAATATTCTGCTCTTGTATAGTTTTTAAATTCTTTTTTATATTCTAATTTAAAATTTCTATAAGGAGTACTTCCATTAAAACTTGATAGTCTTTTTTCCGTATCAATAGCTTTACCTAACTTTACCCAACCTTTAAAAGAAGGATTAGTTATGCAATATACAAATCCTTTTCTAGGTTTTTTATTTAACATTTTATATAAATAACGAAGTCTGTTTTTCCTAGCTCTGTTAGTATGCTTACAAAGCTTAGTACAATAGTTACGTTTGCCTGTTCCTTTTACTTTTGTTCCTATCGGAGAATGAAAATATATTTTATTACATATTTTACAAACATTTTTTAATTTTTTAATATCTACATTATAGAAATTAGCAATCTGATTGTTACCTTTTAATTTTTTCCAAAGACCTGGTTTCGATATTGTCTTGTTGGTGTTTTCTTTTATAAAAAAAGCTGCTTCCTCTAAAGATATACCTGTTTTAATCCATTCGTATGCAACATATAATATTTTTAATTCGTCAGAAACGGGTTTTAAATATCCATCTATTTCACTAAGCTCATATCCAAAGGGAATCGTAGATGTTTTTCTTTTAATATAAGGAACTTTATACTCTTCATTTTTTTTATTTTTATAATAAGAACAAACACAAGAGTTACATATTTTTTTGTAACCTTGCATATTACTCGAATAACAATTGCCTTTAGGTGTTGTTTTTTCACTGCCTTCAATTAGGACAACATTACACACTCTACATTTTTTAGTGGGTTTCACTCCAATTACCTCCTACTTTGTATTCGCCATCCATAGGACAACGAAGGTTTAAATGTTCTCCTGCTTTAATTAAACTATTAACAGCAAGTTCTCCTGCAAATTCTGCTTGTGATTCTTTTACTTCTATCTGCCACTCATCATGTATGTTAGCAACAAACTTATAATCAATTGTGTTTAGTTTTAATAGCTCATCTAAAAGAACCAAACCTTGTTTCATAAGGATAGCACCACCGCCTTGAAGCAGTGTGTTAAGTGCTGCATGTTTATGTCTAAGAAATATTTTACGTCCGTCTAATCCTTTGAGGAAACCTTTTGTTGCTGCTCTTTCAACACGACTTTTAAGAGCTTTAAATGGTGGGTTACCACTGAGAAAACGTTCTCGCAATCTTCTACCTTCCTCTCTATTTCCACCAACCACGCTTCCAATTTTTTCATCCCCTGCTCCGTAGATGAGGGCATAGATAAAAGTTTTTGCCTGGTCTCTTGATTTAAGTCCAGCAAGGTTTTGGTTAACTGTGTGAATGTCTCCGTTAATGATTTCATTTATGTACTCCTCGTCAGCCATATAGTGTGCTAACATTCTTAATTCTAATTGACTTGCATCTACACCCACAAGTTTATAACCCTCTGGTACTATCCAACAAGACCTACATTCTTTACCGAAGGGACTGTAGACTGCAGGAACTTGAGCCATGTTAGGATTTCTGTGTGCCATCCGACCTGTAATAGCACCGGTACATAAAACAGAACCATGTACTCTGTTGTCTTTAGCAGCAGCATCTATCCACGACTCAACTTGAGCTGCTCTTTTTTGTAAGAGTAAAAACTCTGCTATGAGTTGAGCTTGTGGAATGTGTTGAATTTTTTTAAGAGTTCCTTCATCAACTATGGCTTGTCCTGTTGTAGTAAACCTATTAGGTTTCCAACCAAAGTCTTTTAAGTATGCACCTATTTGTTGGCGAGAACCTAAGTTAAATTCTTTTAATTCTTTACGCATGAAAGGAGACATGTTGCCTGTCTTTGTTATCTCTTCATATTCATACAAGCTTAGACCAGACTTAGATAACGTCCCGTCTTTTTTAAACTTAGGTACAACTTGTTTAACATCAATCCACTTAGGTTTAAATGTTTCATGTACTTCTTTTTCAACCTCGGCTTTTCTTTTATTCAATGAACTTAAAAGAAACATAGCTGCTTGTTCATCAAAAAGAAAACCATTGTCTGTTTGCTCTTGTAAAATTTGTGAGGTTTTATGTTCTAAATCAATAGAGGCTTTAGAAAATCCAGGGCTTTCTTTTCTTAAATGTTCTAAGACTTTTTTGTTTACTCTTACATCTTGAATACAGTACGCCAACATCTCTTCACTAAAAGAATCAAACTTAGGCTGTACTCCTTTAGCACATTTTAAAAACCAACCCCATTTTTCTAAGCTGTGTCCTCCCTCTCTCGTGGGGTGAAAGAGTCTTGACAGGGTCAAGGTATCAATGACTTCTGCATACGCAGATAAATCCACCCCCGAAAGTTTTTTAATAACAGGTATATCAAAGCCTATGATGTTATGTCCTATAAGTTTATCTGCCTTAGACAGAAACTCGATGCCTTTGTCTATCTCATTGGGGCTAAAAGAATAAACATTATCGTCCTGGTCAATCGCAACGATACACCAAATTTCTGTCGCAGCAGGTATCTTAACCTCTACATTTTTCTTGAGGTCTGTATCATAAACCTTTTGTTTAGAATCAAACAGCAGTCCGTTTGTTTCTATATCAAATACTAATTCCATATGTTTGTCCTAGAAAGGTAGTAAACTTTCTGTGTCTTCATGTATTAACTCGCTGTCAGTGTACTCTGATAGTCTACCAGACTCTGAATCATACACTAAAGAAGTAGCTAATCCAACATCTCCTGTGTACCTAGACTTAAGCACACGAAGTTTAGTGGTCCTGGATTCTAATTCATCGTCTGATTGTTGGTTACGTTCTAAAGCAATAACACAATCGGATAACTGACCAATACTATTAGACCCTCGAAGATGGGAAAGACTAACTTCAACACCATTCTCGTGTCCCTTGTTACCATCAACCCGTCTTAAATGAGAGACAAGGATTAGCCCAGCCCCGGTTTCTTCTACTAAACTACGAAGCCTAGTCATAATATTATCAATAGCTCTCCGTTCATCGCCTTCTGCTAACTGACTTACTAACATATGTAGATGGTCAACCACTACCCACTTACAATCACAACCAACAATGAGGTATCTAAGCTTTGCAAAGATATCATCAATCTCGTTAGTCCCAAAGTGAGCATGGATAAATACTTTATCTTCATCAAACATTGTCTTGTACATATGAATCAAAGTATCTTCACTGAACTTGTCTCGCTCTTGGTCAACGTATAACCTAGCGTTAGCTTCAATAGATAGTATCCCATCTACAGTTCTACGCCAATCTTCTTCTAAGGCAATGATACCTACATTATCGTCAGTGTTTTTTACTAACCAATGTTCTAACTCTCTGGTAACACTAGACTTACCTAGTCCTGTACCACCTGTAAGAGTAACGAGTTCTCCTTGTCGCATACCATAAAGCTTATCGTTCAATCCTTTCCAAGGATAAGGAATGCTTTCTTTTCTTTTTCTATTTAAAAAGTCTTCTTGTTTCTCTGATACCCGAATGATTCCACTCGGAGTATAAACCTTAGCATCCCACCATGAAGAGGTAAAGTCTTTGTAGTTACCTTTGATAAGCATGTCGTTAGCATCCTTGTACCCATTGGGTAAGGTAACAACCTTTGCTTTACCAGGTTTTAGAATCATTGCAACTTTCATTGCGGCTTCCATACCAGCCTTGTCTTTATCAAAACATAAGACAACATTGTCAAAGCTTTCTACGTACTCAAGGTTTTCTTTAATGTCTTTGACTGCTGAAGCTGCCCCTCTAATAATAGAAACAACTGCCCACTTACTACCAAGAAGTTCATAGGCTGCCATAGCATCACACTCACCTTCTACAATGGTGAGATACTTACCTCCTTCTTTGAATAGCTGTTGTCCAAACAAACCGACACCATTAGGTGAGACATCAAAAGAAAACTTCTTGTCTCTAATGTATCTAATCTTGTTCGCTGTGAGCTCGTTGTTAATGTAAAGGGGATAGATGTGTTGAGCTAATTGTCCTGCTGAATCATAAACAACCTTTACCCCGTATTTTTCTGCTGTTTCTTTAGCGATATTTCTATCAGAGAGCTTTGCATAAACTCCTCCATGTGCGTTTAATTCTCGTATTGTTTCTTGCATATTAGTTTCTACCTGTTTTGTTTGATATGTTGTTTGTTTATCAAGACTAGGAAAGAACTCATCGCAACTAAAACATTTACCAGAACCATCTTCGTTCTGAGAGAGTGCATCACTGCTCTTACACGAAGGACAGGGCAGGTGATACTTTATAAATTTTAAATTGTTTTCCATGTTTGACCCAAAAAAAAGCTAGGCACAGAATTTAATCTGTGTCCTAGCGTGGTTAGAATTAAGATTCGTCAGTAGTTTCTACTACTTCAGTCTCTTCTGGTGGAGTATCAATATAAGCTTCAGGGCTTTCATTTAGAATGACCTCAAGTCCAGACTGATGTGCTTGTGAAGCATAGTTTAAAGCTTCAACTACTACATTGATTGTTCCTATCTTACTGATAGTAACACTTGCATTATTTTTTCTTTCAGTATCTTCAATCTTAGATACATCATAGACTAAGTTGCCTTCAGCATTATTAATAGTAATAATCATTTAGAATTCCTCACCACCTTCAATAGCTTCAAACTCTGCACCATCTCCGGATTTGTATTGAATCAAATCAAGAACTTGCATAGCTTGAAAGTCTAAGCCTTTGAAGTCTCCGTATTTATTGGATACTTCCCACTCGTTATATTGAATCTTAACTCGTGAGCCATTACCAACCTGTTCATTCATTGGAACTTTAGTACTGTCAAGTAGTAAAGGTGCTTTGCGAACCATTCCATTTGGTCCATTTACTTTACGCTTGATGTTAATAGAACGACCAACGACTTCATCCTGGACTGTTAAAGTTTTAACTTTAAAGCCACGACTTTCAAAATCGTTTGCCACCTCGTCACTTACTACTAAGTCTACTGTATAGACAGGTTCGAACTTAGTGTTCGGTGTCGTTACGTTCGCCCAGTAAGCGATTCCTTCTTGTATTGCCATATTAAATTACTCCTATATTGACATTGTTGTGATACAATTATACATGTTGTTGACCGATTAGTCAACCCCTATTCTTCAATATCTCTCAAAATATCTTCTAATGATATAAAAGAATTCTCAAAGAGAGTTATTAAAAACTTTTCACCTTGCCGTAGTACCTCGTAAGATACTTTGTTAGCATAAAAATCTTCGTAGTTTTGAGTAACATACTCCTCAAACTTAGCCATCTGTTCCTTATCAAACTCTACCTGGTTTGAAGAGTCAGTTTTATTTAAGTCGTTTACATTAGACTCTTGCAACATCCGTTCATATATATAGTTCATTAGTCTTCCTCGATTTTAAAAATCATATCGACATTACGAATTATATCAGCAAGAGCATGTGCTTCTTTGATATCAATATCACCATACTCAAACAAACTTTGAACACCTTGCTTGGCATTTTTAAAATCATCTTTAATCCATCTGAGCCTGTGTTCAGGAACTTTAATTGTTATAGTTTTCTCTTTCATTTACCTTGCCCTCTATATTTTTTATAGTTAGCTTTCTGATTCTTGTTCATAGTTGAGGTGCTAACGTTACCTCCACCTTGGCTGGTCTTCTTACCTCTGCCTTTAGTAGCAGAGATGTAAGCCTTTAATGTTTTAGTCTTCGCCATATCTATTCTCCTCTATTGTTCCTTTACGTTTGTCTCGGTACTCTGTAATCCTTCGACCATCTGCATAGTCAACTGTTTGTTTATACCAGAGACCGTCTTTATATCTAGTGTCAACAGCTGTGATTTGTTTAGCTTGTTTTTCTAGCTCAAGTATTTGTCTTTGTCGTTCAACAGCATCATTGTGCTCTGTCATTTTTATTCTCCTGTTTAAACTTTGGTCTATTGTAAATATCTAAATGCCGGGGCAGTTGAATCTTATTGTTCTCAATTAAGTACAACCATATAGCATACATAGCAATTAAAGAAACAATTCCTGTTATGAAAAAGAAAACTTCCATTATATTTTTACTCCTAAAGTTTTATGAACTCTATCTTCAAACAAACTAATATGCTTTAAGACTTCTTCTTGTTCTCGGTGGGTTAAGTTTTCAATGAAACCAGGAATATAATCCGTGGGTTTATCAAACAATTTCTTTAAGTGTTCAGATACACTATGCTTTGCTAAAGTCTTAGCTGTTACTTTATTATTGTTATATGTAATCATAATACTACTCCTTTAATTTAATAGATTGTAAAGGATGAGTTAAGCTGTGTCAACTTGTACTTCTATTATATCTTTAACATAAATACTACCCATCTCATCAAAGAATCCTACCTCACTAGCTTTTAAATCAACAAGCAGTGTGCTCTTGAATCCCCTGCCTTGCTTGATACTCTCCATTGAGTATGCAGTACACTCACCTAAACCATTGTTTACCAATAGCTTAGTACCTTTTTTTATTGTCTCAAATCTTTCTATCATATTGCTCTCGCTATTATATTATTGTTAATTACAAAACCAGAAGTATCCTTCTTAGCTTTGCCCTTTGCTTTTAGCCCAACAATTACATTGGGTTCATCTAAAAATCTCATGTCGTGGGTGTCCCCATCAATCACTTTAAATCCCTTGAACATGACAGGTAAATCTTTATCTCTAAAGACTACTGCTATGTTGTACTTAATCTTTTTAATCAGCTCACTGTAGGTTGGACTCGCTTCTGAATAGCTCCAAGTTAAATGATAGTTAGGGATGTGGTCTACTTTTCTTGTTGGTATCTTAGTGTAATCATAGAACTGTATCTGTGGAAACATTGCAAAGATGTTGTCGTGTCCTTCAACCTTAATAGTTTCCCATTGAATATCAGATGTTCCGTTTAATCTAATGGCTGGTTTCTTACCCTTCCTATCACAAGCTCTAACAAAAGTATGAATATCTTTAATCAAAGCAGCCATGAAAGTTTCTCTGTCGTTGAGATACAGCTCTGTCTTACGCTGTCTTGCATCTTGAATAACATTACTTGTCTCACCTTTTTTAAAGATTCCACCTCTACCAGAAGTATTTAAACAAGCAGTCTTACAACCTGCTATGTCTTGGTATGGACATATCTTTGTATTGATAGGACTGAGATGCATCACCACATTCCAATAAGTTTCTTGAAGTTTATTACCCTTGTCAAGTTTAGGGTTGCTGTTCACTGATATTAATTTATACATCTTGATTCTCCCGAGCCATGTGCTCATAGTCTTTTGTTGATAGTGCTTGACTACAGTATTGAGATAGAAACTCTATCATAGTTATAGGTAAGGGTCTGTCAATATTGTCATAGCAATACTGAAGACAGTCATCCTCTAAGTCTGGTCGACCTTCAATGACCCATAGTTCATGAACGTTATCTCTCATGTTGTCCATCATTGTACTGTTTATTTCATTACTCATACTAACTCTCCATAATTTGCATCATACAAATGTTCTTCACTTGCCCATTTCATATCAACCTCACCATAGTTACAGCCATCTTCTGTGATAACTCTACCATCTTTCAAGGTGATGTGTAGGTGTGCCCACTTACCACACTCTACCTCTTTGATATCGTCCGTTACAAAGTTGTTAGCGTCTGCTATCTCTTGTATATCAAAGCTTATGGTGTGGTCAAATGTCATCTCAACAAACCTTACATTCTTTATATTAGTATTCATTTTTATTCTCCTTTAATTTCTTCAACAGCAATAGTTTCTTCGTCTTGATAGCCATACTGTAATCCATTGCCTGTTGAAACTTCGCTATTGCAATCGTATTCACCAAAATCAACAATCTCTCTAGCATCTTGCTCGGTTTCAGCTTGAACAGTTATTTCTGAAAACCCCGTCCAACTTGTAGTTACTTTAAATGTTTTCATTTTTGTGCTCCATTTTCTAATTTAAATTCGTCAGTAATATTACCCCATTGGTTTGCCATTGCAACTGCAATGCCTTCAAAGGTTTTACTTCTAACATGACTACGCTCAACCTTGGGCAGCTTAAAGGTATCGTAATGAAACTTGTTCATCATCTTACCATTCTTCATTTTAACCATCTCTGGTTCAACAACATCTGTGTGTTTTAACTTCGGAAGATTCTTTAACCAAAGGCAAGTTGTCTTCATGGTTGTATGTCCAAAGTGAAAAGGCTGAATGATTTGCTCGGGCTTTCTAATCTTGGTTGAGATTACACTAACAGGATTTTCAATACAGATACGTTCAATAGGTGCATCCATAAGTTTCTGTACAAAATCCAAGGCTTCCTCTTGTAACGACCAAGGCTTACGACCTTCTGTAAACCAACGAGCACCACTCACAGCTAAGTGAGTACAAGGAGGATGAGCAATCATCAAGTCCCAACCCTCGTTGATAATTTCAAACACATCTTGTTGATAGTGTCTCTGTCTGTATCCACTCATCTTATTATTAAGATACTTGCTTTCACAAGGTAAGATATCACAGCTGTATGCATCATGACCTAGTTTAAGAAACTCATCACGAACTGCACCACTATACTCACACGCTACTAATACTTTCATTTTTTTCTCCCATGTTTTACTAAAAATTTAAGTTCTTCATCATCATACATACCATCACAAGACAAACAAATATTAAAACCTGCTTGTTCTTGAATGTTACGCTCGTCTTCCGACTTGTTACAGAGTTCGCAATGGTTCATGTTTAACTCCTGGTTTTAATTACGATAGATTCTTGGAGGTCTTCTTCGTACTCATTTATTAAATGGTTTAGAGTAGATACTTCTTTTCTAATTTCTTGCAGTCTAGTTAATCTTGCATGTTCTGCTTTTACTTTATTATCATAATCAGATTTCTCATCGATGTAAAGTGCAAGTCGTTCTGCTTTATCCAAAGGCATACTATCGTACCAACCTTTACCCCTTGCTCTGTATCTAAATTTATATCTAGTAGTAAGGAAAGCATTAGCTTTTAACCATTGACAAACTTCATACCCCGTAGTCAAAGGTTTATCTAAAGGACCAGTTGGAATATCCAAAGGATTTCTAGGTGCACCTTTGAAAGCTGTTGAATTAGTTTTCATATCAATTTTGTATTTCATATTTACTCCTTGTTTTAATTAATAAAAGTGTCAGTCTTTAATATGGAACTGACAAACCATACCTACTCTACCTAGCAGGTCGTAAGCCTAGTGATACAGCAAGGGTAGCTTTATCCTTACTAACTCTAGGATTTAAAATAAGTGTTAGTTTACTTCTACTCGAAACTAACAAAGAGAATTTTCAAAGACATATCTATAGCGTATGTCTAAGTCGGGAGAGTTACATGTAGTATGTTTTAAATTATTTTATCTAGTGCTTCTCTATGTATCCCTTGCAGTACAAACTATATTATTTTGATTGAGTGTTTATATTCTCAACTCTTGTGTTTGTCTGCTGTTCAAATTAAGTGTGGCTTTGTTTATATTACCTTTAGCAATTACTAGGTAAAACAGGTATAGATTTAATAGCTTACCTCTTTTATGTGCTAACCACGTTGGTCATGAGTTATACTCTAAGTCCGAAAGAGTAGGGGTTTTTAACTCCAGGTTTTACCTAATCTTTTGAAAGGTAAGTTGTTGTGTTCATAACTCGGCAACTCTAAAACCTTCATAGTCTTAGTATGTCTCTTAAACCACAGTCTCCTTCTTGGTTCTTTTAACTGCTTGAACAAAGATACTCTTGAGAAATGATAAGAAACAAATGTCTCACCTTTTCTAATCTCGTATCGTTTTTTCTTTTGACGAATCCTAATGATGTTAAATCTAAAAAGATTACCAACAAACCACATAACTTTATGTTTGAAACCTCCGTATGAGATTGGTAAAGTAGTTGTACTTCCTTGTTGTGAAAATGATAACGCCATGATATACTCTCCTGTATAGTTTAGTATAGCTCTATAGAGATACAGTAAAGAATAATAAAGATTATTGTTTAGTATCTATATAGAACTATATAGTAATTAAGTAAGCTAGATAGCTTTGCCCCTCGACAAAACCATAGTAGCATCTGATGTTAAACCTTTTGTCAAGCCCTCTTAAACCTTTCCTAGAATTCTAATGTAGGTATTAAGTAGATGCATTGGAATGCATTGCCACCTAGACTTGAATGTTTTAAATCTCTAGCTTTTAACCTAACTTCTTTAAGCTCATTAGGGACAGCTGTATAACCTAAACAAGTTGTATGTCTTGGTGTTTGACTTAAGTCTCTAACCTCTGAAATATACAACTCATTTTCGTAGTCTTGGTTGTAAGTCTTAGCCTTGGCTATGTACTTAGAGTAATCTTTAGTACGGACTTGTTGAATACTCTCAGTCTCCTTATACCCGAACTCGTTATACTTTTTATACATATATTTAATTTCAATACTCATGTTTAATACCTCTTAAATTTATCGGCAAGATAATTCTTGCTCGACCTTTTCCATTGTGGCATTGCCCATAAATTTTGTCAAGCCCCCTCGCAAACCCTTGTGGTTGTGGGCTTTGTGGCTTGTCGTTGTCCTACTATAACGACCGGGTTTAACTAACTTGTCTTAAACACTAAGCTCCTTGTGGGTCGTATAAGTCCAGGCGTTTAACTCTTAACCTCCTTCTGGTTACTATAAACACCGGTGCTTAAACGACAAACCGAATTCGGGTATAAATTAACTATAAAATTTAGTTAGTTTATATAGAATTAAAGAGGGCAAAAATCAGACACAAAAACCAAGGCACAAAACCACGACAAAAAATAAATTTGACATTTCGAAAAAAATAAAAATATAATACGGAATCAATTTTGCAATTATGCAATTTGATAAACCAAGTTTTGAATCTAATAAATTTAAAACTTAAAAAAATATGACTAAGAAAATAAAACTAAACGCTGAAAAAACTAATTCAGTTTATCGTTTAATTAATAGCGTTGCTTTTCATTTAGCGAATGAGACTTCGAACGCTCCAAGCATTAAAGCTGAAAAAAAGAAAAAATACTTTTCTATTCAACGAGATTTGCGAAAAGCATTTTTAGAATATGATAAAGAAACTAAAATAGCATCAATGATTCAGCCACTCGATAAGCTTGAAGCATTGAAGACTGCTAAAAAAACGCCCGTTAATTTTGTTGGAGCGGTAGCGAAAGCAACCACGAAAGCAAAGGCGAAAACAGCAACCAAAGCTAAAAGGGTTTAATATGAGCCTTGCAACTGAAACTGATTTTGAATTGTTTGGAGATTGTGCAAACCATCTTGAAATCATGAATTCTAATAATAATTTTTATGTAATCATGAAAACTGTTTTTAGATTTGGCAATGAATCCCTTGAGCGTTCAAGTGCTATTGATTCTGAAATGTTCAAATCTTATGAACATGCAAGAAGACATGCTTTGAGTATGCTTAGAAAATTTGGTAAATTCGAGGGCATGGAATTTAAAGGGAGCAACAATATTTAAACCATATCTTTAAAATTAAAGGGTTCTTTTTAGAGCCCTTTTTTTTGTCTACAATAAAACTACTGTATATAAAAACAGTATGAGAGAGAAGAGTTTTATTCTATCTAACCTCCCCTATTCATAATAATTTCTAGGCTCATAGCGAAGAGCTGAAGAGCTCATAGAGTGTGATTAACATCTTGATGTTTCATGACTTGTTCAATCCTATTGAGTTTGAGCCCGTCAGACTACTTAAACCACCATAGCCCAATGAGTTATACAGATTCTGTTAAGTCCTATGAAGTCTTACTACATATAATTTAAAGACATCACAACAACTATTCAGAGCGTTAAGACTTTAAAAACTTTTCAAAGCTTCAAAAATCTACACCACTACATCCCAACATTTCAACGCTCTAAAAGCTTGTCAAGTTTAAAAAGTTTGAAAGGTTAAAACGGGGGTTTTTTAGGCTTTCGAGTCTATAGTGTATGTATATACAGGGGGTAGGCAGGTCACCACCCCTCCCCGGTACCATATATACTAATGCTTCTACATTTCACAGGATTTTCAAGTGTTAAGTTGGGGGCTAGGTATGACTGGATTCGGGCTTGTGGAACTTTAAAGACTATAAAGAAACTAGGGAGGATGTGGTTGGTGTTTGTTACTATGCAAACCCTGGGGGACCTAAAGGTATTATACAGTTAAATTCCTGTTTTGTCAAGGGGGTATCGAATATATTTTTTTTTTCATTAAAAAACTTGACAAATAATCCACAGTCAGTATAATAAAGATATGCAGAACTTACCTACCAATAGGAAATTAACTGAAAAACAAGAGAACTTTCTTAATAACTTAGTAGAAACTAAGGGAGACTTAAAACTTTCAGCTGAACTTGCAGGATACTCTGGCAATCACTATCAAGTTATACAAGCACTTAGACAAGAAATAGTAGATTTAGCCTCAAACGTACTTGCAAGGGAGGCTCCTAGAGCTGCTTTTAAACTCATTGAAGTTATGTCAAGTGCTGATGCGATGCCTCAAGCAAACATTAAGCTACAAGCAGCACAGACTATTCTAGATAGAGTAGGTGTTTCTAAGACTGAGAAGGTAGATGTAAATCATAACGTTACGGGTGGGATATTTATTCTACCAGAAAAAGCAACAATAGACATTGTAGCAGAGGATGGAGACTATGAAGATATTTCTGACTGAGATAGACGCTTATGGGACAACTTTTGCAGGACCTAATATTATCGCTTCGACAATCGAGAGAGCAGAACAAGCAGCAACTCACAACGGTTTGGTGGTTGTTGGGGTGTTGGACAGTATTTATATTGATGATAGCGATAGCGAACACATGAACATGATAACAACGGATGCAGATAAGATAATACACTAATGGCAAAAGCAAAATCAACAG